TAAATAAAAATACTAATATAGTACTCAAACAGGACAACAAGGAGTAATCTAAAATGGACTATAAAGACCCCATTGAAACAGCAAGAGCAATTCTTGAAGGCGAATATGAAAAGAGCCTTCTTGAAGAAGAAATTACTGAAGATGAATTCGATTTATCAGAGGAAGATTCGTTAGAAGAGGCTTCTAAAAAGGCTGCTAATGAAGATGACGATGAGGATGAAGACGAAGACGAAGATGAAGTTTCTGAAGCCCGTAGTTCTAAGAAAGAACAAGATGACGAGGAAGAAGAAGATGAAGATGAAGTCGAAGAAGGAAAACTTCCCCCTTGGTTAGATAAAAAGAACGGTAAGAAGAACGGCGGAGACGAAGACGAAGTTGACGAAGCCGCAACAGATGTTCACGATGCTTCTGGTAAGAGCGACCACGATGTTACTGGAAAAGGTACTGAGGGAGAAAAGAAAGCCTCTAAGAAGAGTCGTATGAAGGGTGCTGAACCAAAAGGTAAAGGTACAAAAGGTAAAGGTGGCGTTCCTGAAGTAACTCCAAAGAGCGGTTCGCAAGGTAATGAAGGCAAAGGTCAAACTAAAGAGCATATGGAAGCACTTTTTGACGGTGAAGAATTGTCTGAAGAGTTTCAAACCAAAGCATCAACCATTTTTGAAGCGGCAATTGCAGACAGAGTTGCTGAAATCGAAAGTGAACTACAAGAAGATCACGATAAAATTGTATCAGAAAGTGTAGAAAGTATCAGTAAAGAATTAACTGAACGACTTGATGATTATTTGGGATATGTTGTCGAAGAATGGGTAACTTTAAATGAATTAGCAATCGAGCGAGGCATTCGTGGAGATATCGCAGAGAACTTCATTCACGGTCTAAAAGGACTATTTGAAAGTTGTTATGTTGATGTTCCAGACGAGAAGTATGACCTTGTCGATGGAATGGCAGAAAAGATTGATTCTTTAGAAACTCAAATCAACGAAGAAATGGAAAAGAATATCTCACTCCGAAAAGAGATTTTAGAACATCGTTGCGAAGAAGTTTTCAATGAAACTACCGAAGGACTTGTAGACACAGAGGTTGAAAAACTTCGAAGTCTTGCCGAAGGTATTGAATTTGAAAATGAAGAACAATATAAAGAAAAACTCAATGTCCTCAAGGAGAGTTATTTCGATAAGGCAAATCCAGAGTCTTCAAATTATGATGAGGCTGGTATTGCAGATGAAAACACAACTAAACCAATTGCTGATGGAGTAATGGGTAAATATGTGTCTTCATTGAGCAGGCAACTTAAAGATAAGTGATGTAAAATCTTATTTTTATAGATATAGATGTATTTTAGACTAAATTTAAATTTTATTAATAGATCGTAAAAGGAGTATTTCAGATGGAATCTAACTTAGGAAATTCAGAGCAACTCACCGAAAAGTGGGGGCCTGTTTTAGAACATCCTGATATGAATAATATCGAGGATAATTATCGTAAAAGCGTAACTGCAATTCTTTTGGAAAACCAAGAGCAAGCAATTCAAGAAGCAAATGGTAATCTTCAAGAAGCCGGTGCTGGGGCAAATGCCGCTGGTGGCGGTCTTGGACTTGCAGTAGCAAATGATAATGCAAACATGCAGGGATATGATCCAATTCTTATCTCGCTTGTTCGCCGTGCAATGCCAAACTTAATTGCATATGATGTCGCTGGTGTTCAACCAATGACAGGTCCTACAGGACTTATCTTTGCAATGCGTTCGAAGTACAAATCACAAGATGGTACAGAAGCACTTCATAACGAAGCCGCAACAGGTTTCGCCGCAGGTGCATCCGCCGCATACGCCGCTGATGCAGGAAATAGTGATCCATTATTCGCAGATGCTGGTACAACTGCTGGTGGTTCATATGCAGTAACTTCTGGTATGACAAGAAGTGCCGCAGAAAATCTTGGTGCTGATAATGCATTCCAAGAAATGGCATTCAGTATCGAACGAACTGCTGTTGAAGCAAAGACCCGTGCGTTGAAAGCAGAATACACAACTGAACTCGCACAGGACTTGAAAGCAGTCCACGGACTTGATGCAGAAACTGAACTTGCTAATATTCTTAGCACCGAAATTCTTGCAGAAATCAACCGAGAAGTCATTCGTGTAATCTACAAGAATGCTAAACTTGGCGCACAACATATGGACCTTGCTGGTCGTGCTGTTTCAAGTACATCTGGTATCACAGGTGCAACTTCTGGTGACCTAGTAACTAACAACCTACCAAGTGAACTTTCAGGTGGTAGAGGTGTTGGTGGTGTCTACGATGTTGCTAACGATGCAGATGGTCGATGGAGTGCAGAAAACTGGCGTGGACTTCTTTATCAATGCGAAAGAGAAGCAAATGTTATTGCTAAGGAAACTCGTAGAGGAAAAGGTAACTTTATCATCTGCTCCGCAGATGTTGCTTCCGCCCTCGCAATGAGTGGTTTCCTACAAATCTCACCTGCAATGCAAACAAACTTGCAAGTAGATGATACAGGTAACACATTCGCTGGTGTTCTAAATGGTAAGATGAAAGTTTACATTGACCCATACACTGGTGCAGGTAATAATGTTAAAGCACGAGATTACTGCTGTGTCGGTTATAAAGGTACTTCACCTTACGATGCAGGTCTGTTCTACTGCCCATATGTACCGCTACAAATGGTACGAGCAGTTGGGGAAAATACCTTCCAACCAAAAATCGGGTTCAAGACTCGATACGGAATGGTAAACAACCCATTCGTTTCAACGAATACATCAGACCCACACAATGCGGCGTCTACTAGAAACAACCAATACTATCGAATCTTTAGAGTCGATAATATTCACGGTAACTAATTAAACTTCTTTCCCCCTGTAGAAGTTTAGAGAGAACCGCCTTCGGGCGGTTCTTTTTTTATATAAATAGTTTTGGAGGTATTATAATATGGGACTAACTGGAGATGTTGGGATTTCGCCAAATTACGAACCAAACATCAATAAAAGACAACCTACAAATACAAACTATCTTCTGTCCACAGGATTTAGGTTTGTTTTACAAAGAATTCCAGCAGTAACTTATTTCTGTCAATCCTGCAACATACCAACATTTTCTTTTGGTGAAGTTCTACAACCAACAAGATTTATTAATGTAAAACATCCAGGCAGAGGTTATGACTATGGAGATTTGGACATAGGGTTTCTTGTTGATGAAGATATGGTAAACTACTTAGAAATATACAACTGGATGAGAGAAATTGGAAATGTAGATGACCATTTGGAATATGACGAAAACACAACAAACCATTTTTCAGATGCAAGTATTAGTATATTAAACAGTGCAATGAAACCTAACCTTACGGTCAATTTCAAAAATATATTTCCAAAATCATTAACTGGTATAGATTTTAGTTCTACAGCATCCGATTCTGAACCAATACTTGTAACGGCAACATTTGCATATACAAGTTTTGAGGTCGAAAAACTTTAACAATTTTATTTGATTTTTTTGTTTATTGGTGTATAATACCTGTATGGAATTAAGTGAAATTAAGAAGATGGCATATCAAGATATGCCTATAGACGACACGGAACTAGACATAGAATCTTTAAAGATTCCCCAATTACACAATAAGTATCTCAATTTATACCATGATGAAAAACTTATTTTGTGCAAATTTGATACAGATTATAATAGCCTTTTAAAAATAAAATGGGAATATTACACAGGCAAATTAGACCGAGAAGCATTAGAAGAATATGGATGGGAGCCATTTCCTTTTAAAATACTCAAAAACGATATTCAACTGTACCTTGATGCAGATGCCGAGTTGGTCAGACTAAAAAGTAAAATACTATACCAAAAAGAAAAGGTTTCATACTTAGAATCTATTCTAAAGAGTATAAACAATAGGCAATGGAGTATTCGAGGCGCAATTGATTGGAGAAAATTTATTAGTGGCGTATAATCCAGAAACTGATGTAATGAATAAAATTTATTTGAAGCAAGCATATTTGCATGCGTTAAAATATAGTAATGACCCATCCACTCAAAATGGTGCTGTGTTAGTTCATTCTTCTGGCGGAGTTGTAATTGGTGCCGCAAACGGTCTTCCAAGAAGAATTGAAAATAAGCCAAAAAGATGGGAAAGACCAAAAAAATATGATTATGTAGAACATGCAGAAAGAAATGTAATATACAAAGCCGCACAAAAAGGTGTATCAACAAATGGATTGTTTATGTTTTGCCCATTTTTTTCTTGTCCCGATTGTGCAAGAGCCATTATCCAATCTGGAATTGTAAAGATAGTGGGACACAAACAATTTTTTAATTTAGCAAATGATAGGTGGAGAGACCCCTGTAAAATTGGTATAGAAATATTAAGAGAGGCAGGAGTCATTTGTGTACTTTGGGATGGAGATGTATCTGAGGGCACCATTACAGTAAAGGTAGATGGACAAGATTTTGTTCCATAAATAGTTGTATGAATACTATTTTAATAAAACATAAAGATACTGTAAACTTGAAGATAGAATGTGAAAGAGGAATAGCCAAAGAACTTTCTGATTATTTCACATTTGAAGTTCCGGGACATAAGTATATGCCAGCATTTAAGAATAAACTGTGGGATGGGCAAATTAAATTATACAACATATACACACAAACTTTATATGCTGGTTTATTAGAATATGTAATAAAGTTTGCAGAAGATAGAAACTATACATTTGAAGTGGATAAAAAGTTAAAGAAATCAAAGAAAAAAATTAATATCGATGCATTTCTTTCATTAATAAATTTGACGGTTTCTGGAAAAGATATAAAACCATACGAACATCAAATAAATGCAATAAATCATGCAATGCATAATGACAGATGTTTGTTATTATCACCAACTGGTTCTGGAAAAAGTCTAATTATATATTGTCTGCTCAGACACTATTTAAACATTCTACCACCAGAAAAGAAAGTTCTTATTATTGTCCCAACAACATCTCTTGTACAACAAATGCTTTTTGATTTTGATGATTATTCAAAACGAGATAATTGGAATGCAAGAGGAACTTGTCATACGGTTATGGCAGGGAGAGATAAAATAAACGAAAGAAAAAGAGTAGTTATTTCAACTTGGCAGTCGATATATAAAATGAAAAATTCATATTTTAAAAATTTCGGTGCAGTTTTTGGGGATGAATGTCATCTATTCAAAGCAAAATCTCTTACTTCTATTATGACTAAACTAATCGATTGTCCCTTCCGTATAGGGACTACAGGGACGCTGGACGGCTCCGACACCCACAAATTGGTGATAGAGGGGTTGTTTGGTATTGTATTTGATGTTATTTCTACGAAAGAATTAATGAATAAAGACTTGCTTTCTAAACTAGAAATTGATACAATATTGTTAAAGTATAATGATGAAGATAAAAAAGAGATTAAACGGGCAAAATATCAAGATGAAATTGATTGGTTGGTCAGAAACGAAAAAAGAAATAAGTTTATTAGAGATATGGCTTTGAAATTGAAAGGAAATACATTAATTTTATTTCAATATGTAGAGAAACACGGGAAGACCATATATAGTATTATAAAGGAGAATGCCGAAGACGGAAGAAAAATATTTTTTGTCCACGGTGGAACAGATGTTGAAGTCCGAGAAGAAATTAGACACATCACCGAACAAGAAGAAAACGCAATTATTATTGCATCATATGGGACTTTTAGTACGGGAATTTCTATTCGTAGATTGCATAATATCATATTTGCATCGCCGTCAAAAAGTAGAATTAGAGTGTTGCAAAGTATTGGTAGACAACTTCGTAAATCAGAAAATAAAGAAATTGCAAAGTTATATGATATTGGGGACGACCTCAGTTGGAAATCATGGAAGAACCATACATTGAAACATTTTTTAGAAAGAATTAAAATATATGAATCGGAAGATTTTAAATTTAACTCCATAGTAATTCAGGTGTAAGGAGGATATATGACAAAAATAAACAATAATTATAAAATACTAAAATTGAGAAGCGGTTCGGATGTCATAGCCAAAATAACTGGAGGTAATAAAAAAAATCTAATCATTCACAAACCAATGGAGATGAAAGTTGCATCTTTTATTTCACCCGATGGTCAGGACAGAAAAAACATATTGTGTATGAAAGATTGGCTGGAATATACAAATAAAAGTGAAATTTCAATACCAAAAGATTGGGTTGCAGTTTTCTTAAAACCAGACCTAGATGTTGTTCGATTGTATGAAATGGAAAAGGAAAGAATGGAACTTGGTACAGTCGAACCAAGACGGATAGATTTACAAGAAAAATTATTAAAAGAAGAACTTGAAAAAGAAAGCATAACGGATGATGATGATATCGATCCGAATAGTATTATAGTTCAATTTGCAATACCTCCGGGTTTATTTGCGGCGATAATGGCAGGTGGATTTTTACCACAAGCAGAAGAATATTCCAATGAACTATTAGAATCTCTATTCAGTGAAATAAATGAAGATATTATTAATATGGAAAAAAATAAAAATATAGAAAATAATATTGAAGAAGATGATGAAGATTTGGGATTTGGAAATAGATGGAAAGATTGGCCTTCAAATCCAAAAGATTTAATGTGATGAGGTAAGAATGACAAATAGTGATAAAAAGAGTGATAAAAAGGTGGACATAACAAATCATTATGTTGATAATAAAGAATTTTATCAACACATGATAGAATGGAAAAAAACAATAAAAGAATCAGAAGACGCTGGAGATAAAAAACCACCAGTGACCGATTATATTGGTGAATGTTTTTTAAAGATAGCAGAACATTTGTCATATAAACCAAATTTTATTAATTATCCATATAGAGAAGAGATGATAGGCGATGGTATAGAAAATTGTATAATGTATGCCCACAATTTCGACCCAGATAAATCAAAAAATCCTTTTTCATATTTTACTCAAATAATCTATTATGCCTTTTTGAGAAGAATACAAAAAGAAAAGAAACAATCATATATCAAATATAAAGCAATAGAAGCAGCCGACATATATAACGAATTTCCTAGATGGGTTAATGATTCTGTTGAAGAGGATGCAAATAGTGTAGCAGATGCCCATATAAAATATTTTAATTTATCAAGATCAGATATAGAAAAGTTTTCACCAAAGAAAAAGAAAACAACAAAGAAAACAAAAAAAAAGAAAGACCAGAAACTCGATAAATTTCTAGAGAATTGATATGAAAATTGCTATTATTAACGATACCCATTTCGGGGCTCGTGGTGACTCTCAACTATTTTTTAACTACTTTATGAAGTTTTTTGATAAAGTATTTTTCCCATACATTAAAGAAAACAATATAAAGACAGTTATACATGCAGGGGATTTGATGGACAGAAGAAAGTTTGTAAACTTTAATATTCTTAATCAAATACGAACAAGATTTATGGACAGACTAAGAGATGACAATGTTGAGATGCATTGTATTCTTGGCAACCATGATGTCTATTACAGAAACACAAATGTAATTAATTCGGTCCGAGAATTATTTGGGAATGATTTAATATTATATGAAGAACCTGCTGTGGTAAACTTTGACGGATTAGACATTGCACTTCTTCCGTGGGTAAACAAAGAAAACTATGATGAATCAATAAATTTTATTGATTCGGCAGCGGCACCAATTCTTATTGGTCACCTTGAACTTTATGGATATGATGTTATAAGAGGTGTAAAATACAATGAAGGAATGGATGCAAAATTGTTTAGTAGATATGAACAGGTTCTTACAGGACATTTCCATTGTCGCCAAGAACACGGAAACATATATTACTTAGGAACACAATATCAAATAACATTTGCAGACCTAAATGAAACAAAAGGTTTTCATGTATATGATACCGATACTAGAGAACTTGAATTTATTCCCAACCCATACAAGATGTTTCATTCAATTACATATAATGATGAAGATGGACCAGTAGATAGTACTAATTTTAGTTGTGAACACCTTAAAGATTCTTATATTAAACTATTTGTAGAAGATAAACAACACCCATATTCGTTTGAAAGATTTATGGATAAACTTTATGATTGTGGTGTTGCTAAAATTACTATTGTGGAAGAAATTATAGATTCTGATTGGACTAAAGAAGAAATAGTTGACATAGCACAAGATACTGTTACACTAATCAATAATGAAATAGATTCTATTGAAGAAGTAAAAGACAAGGCAAGAATGAAAAGGATTATTAAAGATTTGTATATGGAGAGTTTGTCTTTGTGATACACAATATTGATTGTATAGATTTTATGAAGAATTGTAAGAGCAAAGTTAATTTGATTCTTACAAGTCCT